GGCAGCAGCAGTCTTAGCATACTCACCTTTGCCTGATTTCTTTCTAGCAGCGTCACCAGCATCTACCTTTGCCTTTACCTTCTCATATGAAGGAGCACTCGCTGATGCCTTTCTAGCAGACCTTTCCTCTTCCAAATATTCTGGAGGTGGATCAAGTATATACTCTACAAAATCTTCTAGACCAACCTCTTCTATAATGAGGTCTAATCCTTCTTCATTGATACCTTCTTCATAGAAGTAATCAACAGCAACTTCTAACGCTGCTGCTTCCCATTCTTCTTTTCTGGATTTTGCGATTGCACCTGGACCATGCTGTGCAATAATTGCTGCCCTGACATTCGCAAGTGCCTGATCTGAAGCCTTCTTCGCCGCCTTCGGATCATACTTCTTAGATGACTTATATGACGAAGACTTGTAATCATCACCCCCATCAGCACTTCCACCTCGCTCAAGACGACGATCCTTAATTCTATCGTACTCTTCCTCAGAGATAGTCTCACCCTTGGGGTTGTAACTCTGTGCCAAAGCAGCATAAGGAACGGCTTTCCTCTGCTTGACTTTCTTTTTCTCAACGGCTTCATCATGTTTTGCCTTCCCTTTTTTAACAAGAGCGATCACTCCTTCTTGTTCTAGTTGTGGCTTATCACCTTTAATTTTCTTATGTCCACGGTCTGACCTGTGGAGTGCACGTCTTAGTTTACCATGACCAGCCACATTGTGACTGACACCAAACTTACGTACGTTTCTTGTCTTTTCTTTCTCTTCTGGAGTACCAGTATCTACCTTAGCTTCGTTAACGTCAGTCATACTAACCTCCAACAATTTGTACTTGTTCGACAACGACACCACCTGAACCAGAACCTGCAGTCAGTAATGCAGTTCTTTGTACCAAAGGAATAGTGCCAGCAATTACATCCGCTTCAGATAAAGCGTAGTCAGCAGAAGCACCAGAAGCATCGAGGTCAGTAGTAATAGTAGTAGCAGTAACGGAAGCAGCTTTCTTACCAGCACTACCAGCAGTAACAAATGCTGCTACAAATGCAGTGTCTCCACCATTAGATGTGGTTATAGTGTCCTCAGCAGTAAACGTGTGACGACCACCATTTGAGTATCCTTCTAAAGTAAGGACTGTAGGATTAGCATCGGTTGCAGCAGCAATCTTTGCCGTTTTCGGTTTACCTACCGAAATTAATTCAGGAACACCAGCAGCGAGGGTTATAGCAGGACCTGCCCCAACTTGGATGCTGGATGCAGCAGTTGCTAATACTCTAATTACTCCCGTTTTCACTGTGATATACGCAGTACCCGATGCACTTACGGTTTGCGTATCTAAAACGTTTAATACTGACATTACTAATGCTTCCTATACCTATATGTTATTTATCTTGCTTTTGTTTTAGAAACTTAGCGAGATCTGCAGTGCTACCAACAAACATAGTGTTGTTTGTAACCTCTGTAGTCTTACTTCCCTTGGGATTTTCTATCTCGTTAACTTTCTTATGCAGATCAGCAAGTTTATCTGCTACATCTCCTACGTGTTTAATCAACTGTCCAGCAACTTCATATGCTCTGGGTTGATCTGATTCCTGCGCTAGCTCTAGGATACCATCGACAGCTTCCTGTCCCTTCTCAATGAGAGAATATAGATTACCACGAGTGTAATCATAATCTTTCTTGAGTTGTTCTGTTGGACCAGTTATGTTAGCAAGTTGTTCTTTCCTAGGGGCACAACCCCCTTCGGGTATAATAGAAGTCTCTACATCGAGAGCATCCTCTATACCATCAAACTTACTCGTCTGCTCCTGTTGTTGGGTTCCTTGACTTGCCATCAGAAAATTCAGCGTATAGTTCATTAAATCCGAAGTCATCACCAACCTCAACCAGTGCATGATCATCAGCATCTATCTTGAGGATATTGCTACTAATAGCATGTCCAGCAATAGTGCTGTTGTTCCATCCACGATTGACGTGCCATGTACTTCCTACTACTCTAGTGATATGCATCACTTCGGTACCAATTTGTATCTCATCTCCAACGATAGCAGCATTAGCATCAGTGATGGAGATAATACCATCATTGATATCCATTGCAGCAGAAAGAGTTGTGATAGCGTTAGCATCTCTATCAACAAGTGATGCTGGTGTAGCAGTGTATCTGACTTCTCTTGGTGCAGTAGCAACTGCTTCCGTAGAGTAATCGACGATTGCCTTCTTGATAACAGCGTCGGTAGACTGAACAGGACCGTACAGATATGTCTTAGCAACAAACTGTAAAGTATAGATCAGAGTCCTACGTGTATCATAATCACCTTCATACTGATCATCGTATGCTACGTTAGTCAGTGTGATGGGATAGTCCTTCTTCTCCCCCAGAGAAGGTACCAAGTTCATTGTTATACTAAAACTTGGTTGGAAAAATGGGAGGATTTGCTCAAGAATCTGAAGTGAATCATCCTGATTCTTAGCGAGGATTGCCAACTCAAAAGATACATTATATGGTATTGGCATGAAACCCTTACTGGTTGTACTACCACTAGTCTTTCTTATGTACTGAGTGGGAGAAACCTTTCGGGTTGCATCATATGAGATACCAACTATCTCAAATGAAATTCTTGGTAGTGTGATCTGTACTTGATCCTTTGTACTAAGATCACCTAATTGCCTTAACCTAGCAAGGAACTTCTGCTTAGGACCATAAGCAAGAGGTACTTTCATCACCTCAGTCTTAGCTCCTGCAGTACGACGAAGCTCAATATTATTAAACAGTGTGCCGAATCCGACTACTGTCTTTTTAATAATTTCGTGATAAGAATATGTTCCTAACATTAGATACTACTTCCTTTGTTTCCAAACTCACCAAAGGGATTACCTTGGGTAAAGTCTAAGATACCATCTGCTTGCGTTTCGAACGTAGCATTAGCATCAAATTCACTATTAACATTATTTAGGGTATTATATGTAGCAGTAGTCCATGCAGCACCGCTAGACTGTCCTGTGAGCGTCTCAGGGACGGTAAAGATGCCTGTACGGTTATAAACCTGTAATTGGTTATTTCCAGCGTCAAAGGACTTAACCTCAGCAGACACATTAGAGGTACCACCAGTGATAGTCTCTCCAACTGTGTACGTACCAGTACCACCTGCAACTAGGTTGACAGTAATAGCATTGGCAAAGTTGGCTTCGATAGCATCTACAGCAGCAACACCAGTATCGATGTCCTCGTCGCTGTATTCGAACAACTCACAGCGAAGTCCCCATACGTATGTCGATCCCAAAGGATAGAATGGTACTTCATGCTCTACGAATTGTATCTCAAATGTCTTATTAGCTAATGGAAGATGAATTAGATCACCTTCATTTGGTCTACCTTCTACTATTAACGTAGCATTATCATCTACTGCTGCTGTGAATCTACGTTTTGATATAACAAAGGTAACTTGGTCCTGAATTCTGACTCCAAATTTAGAGAAAATATCGCCATCACCCCTAAAACCACCAGCATCCTCAATATATACTTCCACCTGAAAGGCACCGACGAATTTGGATAGTGTGTCTTCTCCAAAAACTCCATCCTCCTTTACTAATGTTCTAGGTATGTAGTAAACATCCTTTCCAAACATCTTAATCTGCTCGTCAACTAGATCTTGAGTAAGACCTTGTTCACCAACAGTTCCTTGTGAAAAATACGTATTAGTTGCCATATTATCCTATCATGTCTAGTGGAGGGGTTTCCCATTCTGTACGTAGTTGCTCATCCAATACTTTGAGTTCTTCTACAGCATCGTTATAGATCATCTCTCCGTTCAGAGTGACTCCACCTGGCATTTGTACATTCTGGAATTTGGTCATGTTCTGACCCCACTGCTTCTTAATCTTTGCTGAGACATAATCCTTTAACCACATCTGGTTATAGATCTCTGTCCAAGTATCAGGCTGCAGTGCCCTCCATGCTTTAATAACAATATATTGATCTTCTAGTGAATCCTCTGTCCAGTCAAAATCTATATGCAGTCTATTATTAACAGTGGTATACCTAACAGGTTTCATACCCTCAAGTATCCAATCAATACTTTGTAGATGAGTCTGAATCATATAGTAATGATAGAACTGTGTAGACGTAAAGTCATACAAGTCATTAAGTCTCATTTGATAACGAATATCAAACATGTTTCTAGTACCCTTATCCGTAAAGGCAAAGAGACCTTCTATTGATAGTATGTGATCTGGTATAGAAAGGAAGTTTGTTTGCTCACCCCATATTGTAGTACCATCCACACCTGTACTATTAGATGATGCTTTACCTGCTGTGATCTCATCAGCAGTAAACAAATGTTTTAAATATACTCTCTCAGCACCATCATAATGGAACTGTTGGAACTTCTGAACACCATAGTCGATTGCATCATCGACTTGATCATCTGATACATTAATTTCCAATACTGGTTTGCCGAGTCTACGGAGGCAGTATTCTTTAAGAGTAGCTTTAGAGTTTGGGGATGCCATTTAATTAACGTGATAGAGCGGCGAGTGCAGCCTTAAGATGTGCAACGGTTGTAACACCAGCGTCATTACCAATAGCATTTAATTCAGTGTAAATTGCGTCAATGTCAGTGTCGTTAGTACCTGACTGAGTACCTTGTGCAGCAGTAGCATATGCAGTGGAGGCAGTGGTAGCAGCAGTTCCTAATCCAAGGGTTGTCCTTGCAGTAGCAGCGTCTGCGTCATCAATTAGAGTGCCACCGAATGTACTTACAGCAGACGCAGCGAGTGCATTGTCAGCAGTTGTACCCTGTGCGGCAGTAGCGAAGTCACCTGTAGCAGCAACAGCAGCAGTGCCTAATCCTAATGTGGATCTGGCAGCAGCAGCATCTGCATCATCAACAAGTGTTAGACCGAAAGCACTAACAGCAGAGGCATCAAGTTTTCCAGTGATACCTGCAACTACACGAGCATCAGCACGAGCGTTTGTGTAGTATAGATTTGAT